CCCAAAAGCCCACGAGAGTTGAAAGCCATTCACAGATGACCCCCCAGCAATTACATTAGATAGGCCACTCACTGCACTTAGGACATTGGAGGCAATCATCATATTACGCGAATTGATATCGTAATATGAATAACATTCCGTGTGCATCCACTCGAAACATTTCGCCTCATCGCCCCACTTGGCAAGCATCAATTCAATGGAAGGTGTCCAGGTTAACTTCGTTCCATTTGTTATATCTACATCCACGTCCGTCATTTACTATTTTATAGGATATTAAATAGAAAGATTCGATGGACATATTTTATGCAATACTCTTAGCCCTATTATTAGTGGTTGTCTATAGTCTATACAATATCTATAGTATGGATGGATTTACTGGTGACTATCAAGGCTATCCTACTAAGCAACTCTGCACAGCTCCATTGACGACGGTTCTTCCTGAGTTATCAGGCCCGGCTGATGCTACCTTGGAGTCACCACGCGTTCCTTATCACTTATTAGGTGATTATCTGGAACCTGCGACTGAGGAAGGGCGTTTGGCAAACTTCACATCCGAATGCGCCTATATCTCCAATGGACAAAAACGCATTGAGCAGACAGCCTCCTATGGACAAATAACCAATAACTATAAGCACAAGAAACCAGATAATGGGACCACCTGGTTGCACGAGCTTTCTTTGTCTTTTTACAAATAATTTTTTTAGAAATACCGTCTCTTACGTATGCGTCTTGTCTTTCGTCCCTTTTTTGTTAAAGACCCACCAATTGGATTCTTATACGTCAGTGGCTTATTCATATCATTGATTGTATTGGTTTTCATCGGATTCATCGCTCCATTGAGACCTTGCTCTAGCAACTTATAATCCTTATTAACGTGATCTTCCTTCCAACGTGAAAATACCTTTCCTCCAGAATCTGGCGAAAAGGCATTTAGGACCTTCACCAACTTCTCCATAAGTCTCTCACGAGTCTCAAAGCCTGTCGGCCGAAATCCAGGCATAAGACGATTGATTTCTGTTAGCAAAACATTTCCAATCCGCGTATTGGGTTTGAAGGCATCCGCAGGATAGGATTCTATGAAAATTTCCGCGATTCTCTTATTGGATAACTGCACATTATATGGCTCCACCACGAGATAATTCTCCTTAATCTGATTCATTAGTTTCGCGTGATACCGCGTGTCATCAAGATACCATAAATCCGTCGGGGCAATGGACTCTCCTAGGCAGGCATTGATTCCATCTAGACTCTTCTCACGGAATCCCGTGGAATCCTTAACCTCCACGCTTCGGCAAGGGGCATCTAAGTGGAATCGGGGCGTAAGTGTATGTAAGAATCCATCTGTATCCTTTACCAATTGCTGATCAGGAACATTGTAAGGGGCCTTGTTTAAGGCTAGGGCCATAATGTGATCCACTACATGAATGATTTCTGCAGATGAATTGTTGCTGTAAATGAAAAGTTGTCTGAGATTTCCTTGCTGCTTGAGTTCCAGGAGTTTCGGCAAAAGGCGTAGAATAGACGGACGAAGAATGGTCCCCTTCGTTGCGATTTCGTTTTCGGCGAGTTTCTGATAAAAAATAAGGCGCGATTTCTGCAGAAAGACCATCTCGTTTTTTAGACTCGGTTGCTTAGAAAGAATGGATGGAACCAGTTTTTCTAAGATGATTACAAAGGGTGTTATACTATAGGCATTGGCTATACAACTGTCAAAATCAAAACCTATCGATGGAATCATCCCACCTTCTTACTTAGTCCTCAGAAATTAGGCATACAGGAGGTTCATTAGCGTGAGTTTCTTCCGGAGATGTTTCCTGAGGTCTTTCCTGAGGTTCATCAACGATTAAACACGCCGCATCCTTCTTCTTACGACTACTCTCAGGCAAGGTGAAATCACCAACCTTAGCCTTCTCCACATCCAGCCAGAACTCCTCTAGCTTAGGCAAGCGTGTTGCAAACCAGGCCTCATCCCGATGAACTCGCTCGTGATGAAAGGCATCGCAAACCCAGGTGTTCAACTCCAGAGTTTGCTCATTCAAGCCTAGAACTGGTGTCCAATCCAGTTGATTGATTGGGCCATATTCATATCTGCAGGGCAGCCAGTCTTGGAATTCCTCCTTGAAGCAGCCAACCACGGCCACCTTTCCGTGATACTTTTCCTTTACCAAGTCAGAATCTGTATCAATAAAATCAATACGCGCCTCCACATATTCACACGCTCGCATTCCAGTCACCTCCAATTGAAGCTGCATCTGATAATAGTAGTCCGATGGAATCTTCAAACCAATCTTTCTTGACTTCGGACACTTGATTTCAATCAGATGTCCCGCCATATCAGGATGCTTCTTGGAACGCAAGATGAGACCGTCTGGACTGGCCGCCAAACGCGTATCCGTCAAATGAACGAATCTGCCGCATTCGTGAATCATCGCATCCCAGTGAAACTCTACCATCTGCTTAACCACCGGCTCAAAGCAAATCCCCCAATCAAACGGACTCATCGTAAGCCGTCTGCATACCGAAGGCCCACCCCGTCCTGGGACTTCCAGCTTTCCAGCCTTCATCATAACCAGAGTTCCTCTCTCACGAGGTGAGCCAAAGACCTTGGAGATTTCACTTGCTGTCAGTCTCAGCTTGAATTCAGTGTACCAATCTGATGTACGTTGCGCCGTCTGTGGGCGAAGCATCAAGGCGTGTATGAGGTCGTGATTGATATCCGATGGGAAGGCATCGCTTTCCCAGGCTGAGTAAGCTTCTAGAATACCCTCCGTGATGGAATCCACAAGTTCCGCGTCTGGATCACTGGATGCATCATAGGCCGTTTCAATGTGTGATTTGAGCGTATCCTTCCATTCACTTACGAATTCTGAATGCTTCGGTTTTGGACAAAGTTGTTCCCAACTTTGCAGACATTCAGATAAATGCTCAATCATACGTGCTACCTCAAGTGGTAACTGATGCTTATTCATTTTTTTAACCGTTTGTATTTCCATCCAGGGCTACCTTACTATTGGTTGTCGGGGTTTCTTTAGTAGAACGACGTTTGAGAGTTGTTCCGGCCTTTTTCTCAACAAGCTGGTACTTTGTACGGCCATTTGCAGCAGTGTGTGGGGTAAGTCCCTTGACTTCTGTGATTTGTTCGGTCGCGCAGTCGTAAGTTACCGCCGCCTTGCTACTCAGCATCTTTCGGTCAAGGCCATTGATTAGAAGCTTGAATAAGGCATCGGAATCCTCAGCGTTCAGTGATAATTTAGTAGTCTCACGTGCAACAAACTCGCGAATACGCCCGATCCTCAGGCCACGCTCTAACTTATGCCACGGTCGCTTTAAGGCGTTATCGGCATCGTTGGATAGAAATTGAAACGTCTTTTCAAAGAAACCCAGTGCTGCAGCACCACTTATATCGAGGTTGTGAGTCTTTTTTTGTGTCTTCGAACGTGAAATAGAATCGTCCATTTCTTCTATATATAGATATAACGCGGGCCTTAGACCGAAGCTTCGACCGAGGGTCGAACTACGGTTAACCTGTGGTTAGACCGAAGGTTCGACCGAAGGTCGAACTACGGTTAACCTGTGGTTAGACCGAAGGTTATACTAGCGCCTGCAATGGTGCCAACGCGATTTCAGGAAGTTTGGACTCCTTAAAGAAATGCTCCTTAAAGACCAAGCAAGACCAAAGAGCAAGTGGAATCTTAAACGTTCTCCAAACATCCTCATCGGATCCAACTGGAAGATCGGTCCACAAGTAATACTCAGAAAGATTGATTGTAGGGCTTATCTCAGCATAGAATACATCACCCACCTTCTTGACACTTAGAACAGGAAAGCCATTTTCCTTCAAGAGTTTCTTCACTCCAGCAGCAGTCGTCTTAGCCTCCACGGACCATACCGACGAACCTCCATCACGAAGAAACAGGCCGAAATTTGCCCAGTTTGTCTCTTTAGATAAGAAATACGGAATGAGTATCATCTGACTATAATCTATTCCCCAGGAGTTTAGATGTCTGTTCGGGTTCCTGTAGTGGATGTAAATTCAGTTCCCCTTCCACAATTTACACCTCGTTCTCGCCGAGAAGATCCTACGCGTGAGACGGCGAATGCTAGGCAAATGGAAGCCTGGCAATCCAGTGTTCCGATTCAACAGGGCTTCTTCCGGCCACAACCCGCAGGGTCTGAGTTCGGACCCAGGCCCAAAAATGGGCTCAATGACCAGGCAGGCATTGCTACACGGAATAAGCCACCGATTTCCCTACCTGCTCCGGCCTTTGACCCTGCAGGGCCGAAGCTTGTAGGAAATGTCTTCTTTGACCAATATGCACCTGAGTTTGACTCACGCAATGTCGCTAGAGAACTCCACGGTGCAGTCAAGGAGAATAAGATGGACCGTGGTGTAGCAGAGAGCCAGAGACTTATGGGCCGTGGATTCTCCAGTCGATATGTTCCGCAGGGCTACGCTGAGGCGAATCAGTTTGACAGTCTACAGGCGTTTGAGCTCCTGAGACCCAAACTGGATGATGGATTTACAGATTATCGTTCTAATTAAAATAGCGCGTATAAATATATAAGATGGCCAAGACTCGCAAGATGAAGTCTGGAAAGAAGAGTACGCGCAAGGCCACGCCTTGGACAAAGTTCGTCAAGAAGATCTACATGGAGATGAAGAAGAAGAATAAGAATGTCAAGCTCGGTGAGGCGATGAAGGAGGCTTCTAAGCGTAAGTCTGAGATGTAAAGCACTTTTTAGAAAAAAGTGCGCAAAAAGTTGGCATCTCTATGAGTTTAAAGATAACTTTTGATAAAAGTATATTTTATATACTTTTATCAAAAATACTTTGATTGCTAGATTAAATATATAATTTAGAAATTGATGTAAATATAGAACTATTACTGTGCAGGTGGAAGATAACGAACTATATAACGAACTTCATCTGGTCCTGACTCCATTGTAGGATATACTGGATAAACCATGTAAGGCTGACCCTTGTTCGCTGAAATATTCTGACCAACTGATATCCGCTCAAGTTTTGAAATCGTAAGGCGGTCATCCGCAGTCAAAGCAGCTTTCTTCTTCTTATAAACTGGATTCAAACGTGTAGATAAAACATAACCATCAAGCTCGTGAAATTTCTTAATACGTATTTGTGTCTTTAGTTTATCAGAAAGAAAGCGGTTAACTTCGTTGACACTTGCAAAAGATACGTCGTGTGTAATAATTTTTGATTTTACGATTTCTCTGTCACTCTTCTTTTTAATCTGTTTTTCCTTTGAAGTAAGATTTCCATCATTACCACTGGAAACATAGTCACTTAAGCTTGCCTTTACTCCACCAAAATTCTTTCCAAAATTAAAGGCCCGAGATTCAAGAATTTTAACATCATTTCTAAAAATCTCATTTGAAAAGACACGAGGAATACCTCTATAAGTTGACCACTTGCGAATATGACCAAGTTGTCTCTGAAGCTGATATGCCTTTTCTGGTGAAGCTGCAGTATGAAATATTGCATCAGTAAATGTCCCCCAAACAGGATGAACAAGAGTCTGTGCACGTTCAATACAAAGAAGACCAGTCATAACAATGGGGGTTGCTAGGAGATTGTAACGATAAATAAAGTCAGAAATAACTTCATTTAGCTGAGCGGACGTATTATCGAGATTTGTCATCTTTTCTGCCTTCATATAAGCCTTCATCTGCTCACTTTCCAGCTCAGATAATTTTAAGTGAGGAACATCGATGACTGTACGATCAAAGAGATATAGTTTTCCGTAGAATCCATCT